GTACAAAAATTTTTTCAATTTTGTTCACACTGCTTTTCGTCTTCATCGTTGTCCCTTGGCTTATCCTGGCCCGAGACAATGATGGCGAAGCGCGTTGTACCGATCGTAATGGTATGACCCGCATATGTTCCAGTGAAACACGCTATACTCCGCGTGTGTCTCACGGTCAAGAGCGCACTTTTGGCTCCTCTGACATAAGTCATGCACGCGATGCCGCGCCTGCCTCTGACTTTCAACCTACTGGTTTTTCAGCCCTTCGTTCCGGTGATTCCCGGAAGGCTTCTTTACCAGATAAATATTCTCGTTCCCGTAACCCATATCGGGGTTACCCGGTTAATCAAGAATATTTGCCTGTCCTTTTCTTGTCTGGACTGGCTATAGCAATCGTTTTAATTCTTTTTAGTTTATTTCGATGTTTACGTTTGCGGGTATGGCGCCGTTTTAGGACTTATCTACGTCTTAAATACATTTTGAGAAAATCTCTTTCTCAAGACGCCAAATCACGATTGCTTCATCAATATCGCATCCATCCTGATCTTTCTCCTGAGACTATTCGTTCTCGCTTTGTTGAGATGGTAATGCCTGACGTTAAACCCGTTCCCGATCATACTCATGGTCCTCCTGCTGCGGATCGTTCCTCCGCTTCCATGTTTATTGATCGTATGGCCACTCTGTTAGGGCGCACTGCGTACTACATTCAACGCTCTCGCGCTGATGAGAAAAATGGCCGCTTGGGCAGTAGATCCTTTTATTGGACTAAGGACCTTACTACGGAGCCTACTCCACAAAATATTCCACCTAATCCTTTGGTGGTTTTGGTTGATGTAGATCAATACATTGACATGCCCAAGTTCTTATGTGAGAACGTACATCCAACGATTCTCTACACAGTCCAACCTGACCAAGTCAGCAAAGTTACCAACTTTTACAGTTACACTTTTAATGAGCAGAATCAGCTCTGTTATCGTGTGACTGGTGGTGCTTCTTACACCCACCATGTTTGGAACTATAGTGTTGATCATTTAATGATCTCACGTACGGATAGTGATGGATCCTTGCGCGTTGCGTGTTATATTGTAGACCGCCGCGCTACTAGTCCTGATCACGAGTTAGTAATGCTTACCCCTATAGGCTCCTGGGTTGGCATTGGTGCAATATTGTACGACAGGTGGATTTCTGGGGTTAAGTTGACTCGGTTGACTGTTGCTACCCCTGAAGGTTTCACGCGTTTGATGACTTCATCACGCCTTGGCCTTATGACGTCTACCGGCCGTGTTAATAATTATGCTAGTTGTACGGTCACCTCTATTGTAGATGACTGTATTGCTGGCATTTCTCGCACTTCAGATTATGTTCTTTCATTGGCTCAGGTCATGTCTTATGTTGATGGTGATCGTGCTCTTGCTATTCCTTTGTTAGAATACCACCGCACTAAGACATCTTTTAAACCTGATGTTACCTGTCCTGTTGAACTTTCTGTACGTCGTTATCAATACGACCCACTCGTGTTTGACCCCAAGGCTAAACCCAGCATGACTGGGTTTATGCAGCCCATGATTAATGGTGCGTTTGCACCTGATCGCACCCCTGCAAATGAGTTGCAATCTATTGATGGGCGTGTTACTAAATGTAAGCCACCAATATTACCTTTAACTCCTTTTCTTGCTCAAGTTATTAAGGAGTGGTGTGCTTTGATCATTCCTAAACCTGGGGTTTTGGATCCTGTTGACGACGATGAGGTCCTCCGTCGTCAAGCTAAGCCTACTCAGCGCCGCTTGTTTGCGGCTGCCCATGGCATGCTAGGTAAGCGTATTGTTCGTATGTTT